TGGTGTTCAATCGGCGGGGGCTTTCTTTAATCCTGGCCTTGATCAGCAAGCCCTCACTGACATGGCGATGAAGTTTCGCCAGTTAAAGGATGTTACTACCGAAGACTCACAACAGGTAGTTGCCGCTTATGCACGTATGCAGGGGGCCACTATCCAGACTGTCCAGGCCCTGGTAGATGAAACCCAAAAGTTTGCTGAGGCCACCGGGGAAAAATTGCCCGTAGCCGCTGAAAATTTAAAGCGGGCCTTTGAGTCCCCAACTGCCGATGGGTTAAGGTTCCTGCAAAGTATTAATGCTAGTTCCCAGGCAATAAATGCTTTTAACGCTGTGTCTGGTGAGAATACCACGATCCAGCGTCGAGTTATTATGCTAAACGAGCTTGACGCGGCTACTCAACGCGTTGCCAAGACCCAGCAAAATGTTAACAAAAATAAGGAAGAAGACTCCTCCACCGCCATGATGGCATATGGCGGGTTTGATGGTGGTGGTCTTGCCCTGGTGCAAGGCCAGTGGGACGTGATGGATGAAGCCGAGAAGAAGCGCATCACGCAGCACAATCAAATAATGCGCGATGCGCTTACTAATATGTCCAACGTTGAACAGCAAACCACATCTCAAACCCCTACGTGGTTCGAGCTTCAGGCACAAGGGGCTGATGAACTTAAGGCTAAAATTGCTGGAACTGCTACTGATTATAAGCAAGAGCATATTGACGAGGCTACGTCTCTTCGGGATTATTGGCAGCAGGCCAGCACGTTGGCACAGGCTGGCAGTAAAGATCAGATGCGGGCTAATGAACAGTATTTGCGATATAAAGAGCAAGCAGACCTCCTCACGCTGAAGCTTGATGAGTCCACTGCTAAGTCGTCATTAGAAGCCCAGTTAGCTGCTTTGACGGCTCAGCAAAAAGCTGCAGGTGAAAACAGGTCCCAGATCTTGGCGCTTGAGGATCAAAAGCTTGCTCTTCTCAGGGCTGCATATGGTGAGGACAGTAAGCAGTATCAGACTGAGCTAGCTAAAAAGCTGGAAATGGAAACCCAGTTTACTAAACAATCGATGGCGCAGGCTGAAACCAAACTTAAAAACCAAGAACGGTTGGATGCTGAGTCGCTGGCCACTACCACCAAGCGGCTTAACGCTGAAGTTCAGCTAAACAAACTGACCAAAGCAGAAGCCATCGATCAGCTGAAAGCTTTGGTTGACTCCAATGCCCAAGCTGAACTCGGCATGCTGGACACATTGCAGAAAACTCTTACCGAAGGGACTGCAGCGTGGAGCAAAGCAGCTGATCAAAAATTACAGATTGAAACGCGACTTAAAAACCAACTCGCGTCACTTGATCAACAACGTGAGTTGTCTGAAACCAGTACCAATAACAAGATTATCACGTCATATGTTTCATTGTTTGACAGCGTTCAGCGCAGTGCCCAATCGTCCGTTTCTGGTTTGATGAATAAAACTGAAACATGGCGACAGGCTGAAGCTAAGGTGATTAATTCTGTTTTGACTGATTTCGTTAGCCTTACTGCTAAAATGCTGGCACAGTGGGCAGTAAAGGAAGTCGCCCAAACGAATATTACTACCGCAAATGCTGTTGTTCGTTCTCAGGCCGAGGGTGGTACAGGGTTAGTGGCATTAATTGCGCAAACCCTTATGAGATGGCTAGGCTTGGAGACTTCAAAAACAACTATCACCACCACGCAAGCTACCGCCCGCACCATTGCGCAGGGTACGGCGGATGCGACCCAGGAGTCGGCACAAACCACATCTAATGGAATATCTCTAGTACACAGCAAGTTGGTGGCGTCTTCTGAAATTCAGGCTGCAGCTGCTGTTGCGGGTGCTAACGCTTTTGCTGCAACAGCAGCAATACCCATGGTTGGGCTAGCTCTGGCCCCAGGTGCTGCTGCTGCTGCCGTTAGTGCGGTAGAAGGCATGCAGGGATTGGTGGCTCTCGACGTGGGCGCGTACAATGTACCACAGGACATGCCAGCATATATTCACCAGGGGGAAATGGTGGTCCCAGCCGACTTCGCTTCTGGTCTTCGGTCCGGAGGATTAAGCTCAATGTCTGGTGCTTCTAACACAAGCTCTAACACTGGAGGCGGAGTATCGCCCGCCCTTAACGTAACTATCTCTGCTATTGATCTGCAGACGGGTGCTGGATTTTTGAAACAGCAACTACCGGGTTTGGCACGTATGCTATACTCACATTGGCAAAATAATGCTTCGACAAGGCCCGCATCATGAGCACCCTGCCTGTATTTCCTGTGTTTCCGGGTGTGACATTTCCTGTTAAACGTTCTGCTAAGTGGAAAACTGTTCCGCAAGAGTCTATTAGTGGTCAAGAAACCCGCCTTGCCCTTTGGTCGTATCCGCGCTGGAAGTACGAGTTATCTTTTGAGTTTCTTAGAACTTATGGTAGCTACACTGAATGGCAAACCATGATAGGGTTTATTAACTCTATGAATGGCTCCGCAGGGGTTTTTCAATATTATGATATCACTGATAGTATTGCAACTGCCCAATCAATAGGCACTGGCGACGGCACCAACAAATCGTTTCAGTGCGTTAGGAGTTATGGTGGCTTTTTAGAGCCAGTGTTTGCGCCGGTCACTATATCGGTGTATTCTACTGTAAGTTCCGTAATCACTCTGGTATCACCCACATTATACACAGTCTCTCAAACCGGGCAAGTGGTATTTACTACGGCTCCCGCCACGGGTGCTATCATTTCGTGGACGGGAACGTTTAATTGGTTGTGCAGGTTTGATGACGACGAAATAAAGGCTCAAGAGGATATGAGTGGGTTTTGGTCTATTAAGTCCTGTATGTTTAGTACGGTGAAGCTATGAAAACGCCCAAGTATGAAACCAGTGCTGGGGCACTTTTGGCTCTGCTTGAAACACGTCAATTTGTTACCGCTGATTTATATACTTTTCATTTAGTGTCTAGCTTTGCTACAGGTGGCTCATCAACTTTAACATACACCACCGCTGATACAGACATTGGATATAGCGCAACCGTTTGGACTCATGGTGGCCCGCTTATTGATAACCCAGACCAGAAGGCTCTTGCCCACTGGAAGATAGGGGCGGATACGGACACTTGGCAATGCATTGTTGTTCCCAGGTCTGTGGATCCCATTACAGGAACCGCATATCCGGATAAGATAGGCAACGCTTCATGGGCTGCAGCTTGTCTTGGCGGCATGCTTGATGGAGCCATTGTATCAGTTGATAGATGCTACTTTGCGTCGTGGCCATCTCGGCCATATGGCCCATATATTTCCCCAGTGGGTGTGTATAACATCTTTACTGGTCGAGTCGGGCCTGTTGATGTGGGTAGAACCGCAGTTGCCCTTACAATTAACAGCCACATGGAATTATTAAACATACAAATGCCTCGTAACTTGTATGGTTCCGGATGCAGGCATGTGTTGTATGACGCTGGGTGCCAATTAAATAAATCAACCTATGCCGTATCTCTAACAGCGACTGCAGGTTCCACGTCACTGCAAGTTAATGGTGTGGCCGGGGTCCCAGGTGGTAGCGGTACTTACAGCATGGGCAATATGATAGCCACGTCTGGTAATAACGATGGGTTCTCTCGGTCCATTCGTTATTGGGGTAGTAATGGCTCCTATCCAAGTTCGTTTGTCTTAATGAGTCCGTTTCCTTTCTCGGTTAATGCAGGCGATACATTCACCATTTATCCGGGTTGCGATAAACAGTTAAGCACGTGTGGAAATTTCGGTAACACGCCTAATTTTGGTGGAATGCCTTATATTCCAGCACCAGAGGTTGCAACATGACCGAGGACGAACAGAGACAGGCGGTTGTTAAAGAGGCCCTTGATTGGGTTGGTACTAAGTATCACCATATGGGCACGATCAAGAAATCCATCAAACCAGATGGAACGGTTGATAAAGGTGGGGTTGACTGCGCCACGCTTTTAAATGAAGTCTACTCCAGGACTGGTATGATCGATCGGGAAGCTGTAGAATATTATCCGATCGATTGGCATAAACATAACCATGCCGAGCGCTATCTTAACAGAGTTATGACATACTCTGTCGAAATTAGCGAAGAAAAGGTTAAACCGGGTGACGTGGTGTTGTACAAATTTGGTTTGGCATACGCTCATGGGGCTATCGTCATCAACCCAGGTTGGCCAAGCATAGTGCATGCACCATGGACGTCGCGAATGGTCCATGCTGACACAGGAAACATGGGTGTATTGGAAGAAGCCCCGCGCCGCTTTTTTACGTTATGGGGTAACAAGTCATGATGGGTGGGTCATCCTCAACTAAAACCCCGCCAGCGACTGCTCTTCGCATTCAGTCGTCGATTGCTGGTTTACCCATCACGGTGGGTTGGGGCCGCACCCGCGTCTCTGGAAACTTGATATGGTATGGAGATTTTGCTTCCCATGCTAACTCAAGCGGTGGCGGTGGTAAGGGTGGTGGTGGGGGCGGCAAGGGTGGTAGTGGGTCCACCACGTATAACGCCAGCATTATCATTGGCATTAGCGAGGGACCCATATCTGCAGTAAATGGGGTGTGGAGCGATTCCACCTATTACTCGTTAGGTAGCCAATCCCTCGGGTACCTGGACGGCGATTATGGCCAGGGCCCCTGGAGTTATCTGTCCTCGGTATATCCTAGTCAGGCATTGGATTACCGTGGTTTGGCCATAGTGGTTGGGGCTAATATTAGTCTTGGTACATCACCAAACCTACCCAACTATACATTTGACGTGTCGTTCGCTATTAATGGAGCTATTTCGGGTATAGACGGCGCAAACCCGAAGGACGTGCTGATTGACTATCTTACCAACCCTTATTATGGTGTTGGGTTCCCGTCCTCATTTATTGGGGATCTCACCAACTACTCTAACTATTGCATTGCAAACGGATTGGTTGTAAGCCCAACTATTACTACTCAAACAGAAGCTCGTCAGTTTGTAACTGACTTGATGGATGCTACCAACAGTCAGATTATCTGGATTGGAGGCAAGTTAAACGTGGTGCCATATGGTGACACTAGTGTGTCTAATTATGGAGCTACGTATACCGCCCCCAGCACGGCGTTGTTTTCGCTGAGTGACATTGATTACAAAAGCCCACAGGGCGGAAATAATAACAGCTCTTCGTCGCTTACACAAAGCGACCCAGTACAATCCTCCAGAATTCAATCGTCCAATCAGTTTAACCAGATCTGGATTGAGTTCCTGGATGCATCAAACTCATACAACCCAAACACCATTAGCGCATCTGATGACGCCAGCATTAACCTTTATGGTTTGCGCAAACAGAGTACCAAAACCCTACATTTCTTCACATGGGTTAACGCGGCTGTAACTAGCGCCAACCTGATGCTTGGCCGTCAGGCCATCAGAAACACGTATGCCTTTACTCTCGGCCCTGAGTATATTATGCTCGACCCTATGGACATTATTGAGATTAATGATCCTGCGCAGGGCTTGGTTAATACATGGGTGCGCATAACAGAAATC